TAGGGAATGATAACTTACTACCACCAAAGCGTAAACCAAGTTCAACTTGTATCTCTGCTTTTAGTTCAGGTACATCTAGCTTGAATGGATTCTTACCCATGTAGAACAAGCCTGCACCACCGATGTTAATATAATAAACACCTTTCTTGTTGTAGTGCTTAATGATAAAACTAATAGGGGCTTTGATGTTTGTAGCAATCTTTCCTGTAAGACCCTTCTTCTTTAAATTGTTACGTGCTTCTACTGATACTTTGATCGGTACGCCACGATTTTGTTTGTGAAACTCTTTAGGCTCTTCTTGATGACTAGCTTTAATATAGTTGTCAACGTCTTTAGCTTTCTGTTTCATAATAGGCATGAACAAATCTAAATCGTCTAAGTCCATTTCTTTTGTAGGTGTGAACGTACTAGTGTCCATATCATATCTAAATGATGTACCACCCATCTGTTCTTTAGAACTTAGTTTGATTTCGATGTTGAATGCTTTGCCATTGTAACTTGCTTCGATATCACCTGCACCTTGATTACTGAAACCCGCCGCTGGTTTATCACCAACATTCAATCCTGGTATGCCAGCATCTACCATTGACTTGTATACTTTATTTTCGTATTCAAGACCTTTGGCGCCTACTGTCTCAACAATATAGTTTTTAAACGTTAATGTCATCGGGTTGTTACTACCTTTACATTCTTATTAATTCGTGTCGCCGCAACTGCAAGAACACGTAAACCTGGTCGTATCTTCGAACCCTTACGTGAACTATCATTACGTATTAGAAAATAGATATCTGAAGTGCCCTTAAGGTCTGTCATCTTATCTATAATTTTAGTTGCTTTGACTTCTAGCACATCACCAGTTTTAGATAGCACAAAGTCAGAACTTCTAAACGTTCTTACTATAACGAAGCCTTTGCCTAGAACATCACTTCCAAATACAACTGCTTCTTTTTCTTTCTTATTAGCAAGTACGCCAACATTAGGTGTCATATAGTTAACAGCACCTTTCTTTGTAATGCTAACTTCGCCTCTTGCTTCTAGTCTATCTACAATCTTCTTAGCTGTTGGTGCCCAATAACTATCTGCGGATTCCCACATCTCTGCGTTATCTTTCTTAATAGAGATTGGTATCTTTGTACCATCTTCTAATACTAATCGCACATCTGCTTTCTTACGATTAGATGTATCACGCCCAACTTCTTCAACGTCTACAACATCTTTATATGTGTACGTCTTGCGACCATCTGTAATCTTAACAGTCATCGGTCCACCTTTAGTAAAGTGTGTGATGCCTGCAATCATTGTATCTTCGTTATCAAGACCTGCTGACTTCTTACCTTGCTTAGATGCTGGTCGTGCTTTGATCGTATAGATACCAACTACAACTGCTCCAACAGAAGATGCACCTTTATCGGGATCATAGACTGCATTCAAGTCTTTCATCTCTTTAGTAATCTTCTCTAAAGCGTCAACTCGGTTAGTGTCAATCAGAACACTTATAGTACGAGAGGACTCACGCTTTAAATTCTTGAAACCCATTTGCTTCAAGCGATTTTCCATCTCATCAGTTGTCATTGATGCTTCATTGATGAATTGAGCAAATGTGATTGCCATTGTACTACCTATCCTAAGTTAACAACTATATTTATATAATACAAAAAAAGAGCGCCGAAGCGCCCTTTGATCTCGTACTACTTAGCCATTCTTGCTATCTCTATAGCTTGTTCTTGGTTTGTAATAGGTACTGCGTTTGACTTATGCATGGTGGCGATTCCAACGATGTAGTCTCCTGTGTAGACTTGTCGCTCTTTTCGTCTTCCTGCTTGCGGAATTCCATGAACTGGGCTCTTCGTCTGGCTTGGTATCGTATTCTGTTTGTGAATTGTTGGCGACGGTGCATATGGTACAAATTCCTTTTTCTTAAGTTTGGACTTACCACTTATATATGTAACGTATTCGTCTAACGTTTCAAACTGACATGAATGCATTGCCTTGCGGCGCATATCTTTATTATATCTACGCCACTCTGCCTCAACTTCTTTTAATCGATTAGCACTCAGACCTTTCTTACGCTTCTTTGTATTGAGACTAGACATGCCTCGTACAAGATGCATAGTCATTACATACGACCTGAAGTCACTTGAGCGACACCTTGTTCGCTGTACTGGGCGTGAACGGCACGTGATTGCTCTTGCGTCAATCCCTCGTAGCGTTCTTTTTCACCTGTTGCAAAATTCATAATTGCTTCAACATACCACATTATATAGTCTCCATTTGTTTATAATCAACTAAGTCAAGCAAACGCTCAACTAACTTACGACCATACTCTGTGAACAAGATACCTTGATTCCAAACCCAGTGTTCAACACACTGACCAGAGTAAAAGTCTTCACCTTGAAGTAACCACCGAAGAGCAGTTTCTTCATCTTTAGCGCCCATCGCAATCGTGTCTTGGACTAATGCTTTGAACTCAGCGAGATCAGCTTGCTTCTCTGCCTCACGCTCAATAACAGCTTGATCTAGGGCTTTACACGTGTGATCCCACATCTCCTGACGCTCTGCATCAGTTGTATCTTCGTCATAGAACGCATGATGTCTAGGACGAAAGCCATAAGTGTCTTTGTATAGATCAGAAAAGATATCTGCTTCAAATGTGTACTGTGTCATAGCGAATCGCTCCTTGTCATTGTTAGTATACTATACTACGATCAAATGCATTTGTCAAGGTTTATTTTGGTATATATCGTAAATAAAAGAGTATGGCGCACCACTCAGTTTTTGAGCAGTGTACAGCATATGTTCTTCATCAGGCTCTTCTAAAGCACCCTCAAGAATGTGGGCTTCAGCTAGAGCTTCTTCAATCATTTCCTTAGTGCTTTTCTCTACCACAATACACCTCTTTGATAGTTTTAAGTTTCTGTTCTGTTCGATTAGGATACTCGCCTGTATACTTTGCGTACCGTAAGTCATCGTGGCTTAAGTAGTCTTTATACTCATGTTCAATTGCATCCCAGTTTTCAATTATAGCTTTCGATAGCCTCTCTAGTCTTAGATCAGTTAAGATCGGATCATTATGACTATTGCCATATGATCCTAAGATGTACCAAGGTACCGATGTACTTACGTCATCATCAACATTATCAAGGCAAGCCTTATCGATTGCCATTAGATTTTGATGTTCCAATAGTTAGCCTTTCTTGCTATTACCAGGTAATGCTTATTTATTCAATATAAACTAAGTTGAGGCGTTTGTCAAGCACTTTTTACCAAAAAAATAAAATAAATTTATATTTAATCGATATTAAGATATTTTTTTGTATAAATAAGCATGGGTGCGTGTAGTACGTGAAAACAACGTAAGAGGCAAGTGTTTGAGTAATCAATCAACAGGAACAGCAGGTGTCACATCAAGTATGTCCGTGGGGTTCGGACCTGCCACGTATCAAGTTAAGAAATAAGGCAATTGGTTGAAAAAATCAGTTGCCTTTTTTCTTGGCTTGTCGAATCCCTAAGCAAAAGAATGCAGGGGTCAGTCCATTGAAACCTGAGCCTAAATTAAGACCCCTACACACAGCCCTAGCTTCTTTCTGACATTCATAAATGCCTACTGTAAACTTAGTAGCTTTTTCTACGATTTGATTATTTCTCTTGCTTGGTACTACACTGTAACTCACTATTTGAACCCTTCAAACTTTGGTTTGTTCTTCTTGCGAAAATTAACTACACCACCAAAGTCATCACGTTCAGAGTTTACTCGTTCACCAACTGCACCACGATCCATTGTAGGTCTATCATCTACTAGGTCGTCTTGTGCATCTTCTTCTGCATCAAACAAACGCATCTTTGATCTGTCGATACCTACTACAAATCGTTTGAGATAGTTAGTATCACCCCATCGATTTTTCAGTTGCTTGATGAGTAGTTGACCTAGACCTTCTAACTCTTCAGTAGATATCAAACCAAACATAAAGTCGGCAGTAGCGGGTAGACCGAAACTCTCAGAGGTGTCTTCGAGATTTAAGTCTGAACTGCTATAACCAGTTCTTGTAGTTTGGGTTGCAGACATGATAGGAATATTAAACTCTACAGCAAGACCACGTAGCTCTTCAGCAATGGCTTTGATAAGTGTGTATGAATTTACATTCGCACCATATTTCATGCGAGAACTTGTACAGATGTTTAGATAGTCGATATAGACTACATCAGGCGTGAAGTTCTTCTTTAGGCGTAGTTCATTAAGAAGATGGCGGAAGTGCGCTGATCCAGCACTAGCAGTTGGGTATTCCTTGACAATGAGTTTGCCTGTTGTTTTAGCCTTAACTCTATCAAGCCGTTTGACATAGACATCTTTAGGAACATCTTTCAGTTCATCAATTGTCAGGTCAAGAAGGTTAGCATCGATTCGCTCTGCAATTCGTTCTTCCGCCATCTCCATTGTTATATATAAAACATTCAATCCCTGCATCATGTTAGCCGCCGCACAATGGGTCATGAATAAAGTCTTACCCACACCTGTACCTGCGAGTGCAATACTCAGAGATTTACGAGACAACCCACCCTTAGTGATCTTGTTAAACAACTCAAGGTCGAAAGGTATCTTGTCTTCTTTTGTGTGATAGAACTGATATCGATCTTCAGCATTCTCTACGAAGTCGTGACCAATGTTACTATCAAAAGATACGCCTAAAGCACCAGACAGAAGTTCTGGAATAGAACCCTTGTCTAGGTCTTTGTGTTTACCATCTAGAACTAGAATGGATTCACGTACAGCATTATAGATTGCTTTGTCTTGACAGAACTTCTCAGTCTTGTCTACAAGCCAATCTAAATCAGTCTTTTCATCATACTTGATATCATCAATGATGTTATTGACTTGTTTGAACATCTCTTCATTGAGGTTGTCTTTCTCACCAACCGCAATACGCAAGGCTTCTGCTGTGGGAAGCCCATTGTATTTGTCAATATACATTGCGATCTCTGAATAGACGATCTTATCACTTTGCTGATCAAAGTATTCGTCTTTCAAAAAGGGCAACACTTGTCGGGCATAATCTTCATTGAAGACTAGCCCAGATAGAATTGTGTTCTCAATCATTACTCACCTACTGCTTGGTCGATTTCCTCTTGTACCTCTTTGTCAGTTTCATCTTCTGACATAAGAGCCGTTCCACCTACAGTATAACGGGTTTTGATTGATTCTGCAAGCTTTGTTTTGGTAAACATCATTTTCCAAAACTCTGAGTTTGAATTGATATCTTTCGCTCTCATTAGTTTGTCACTTAGCACTTCACCAGTCTCTGGATCTATCGCTTCGTACCAACCAACTTTAGGCTTAGTAATATAACCCAACTTCTCACTAATGTCAAGTAACCCTGACCACTTACTGATACCACCTTCGAAGGTCACAGTCACAGGTATCTTAGACTTCTCACGTACATGTCGAGACTTCTCAATATTAATGATGAAGTGATACCCTTCAATCTCTTGACCAACTTTCTCTTGTTGACGACCAATGATCCAGATAGCATCGGCAGAATAGTATGCACCAGTACCACCAGATACGATATCTTTCGGGAACAAACCAATCTCTTTGTAAGTGTGATTGACTGCTACGAGTGGAATATCTTTCAAGTTCAAGTGTGGTGTAATCATTCTGAACAAAGACTTCATTTGCTTTGCACGTGACATATCAGCAACAGACTTACCATCCATCGCATCAGTAACTTCTTTCTTAGATGCAAGGTTACCAATCGAGTCAATAAGAATTACGACTTTATCTTTCTTATCGATACCGTCAAGTTGCTTCATAATATCAAACTTCAACTCTTCGACATCAGTGATAGGCGTATGTACAACACGTGCCATATCAATACCGAAACTTTCGAAGTAAGACTGTGGTGTACCAAACTCACTATCATAGAACAAGATAACTGAGTCATCATACTTCTTCTGATATGCGGCAGCCATCATTAGCGCAAACGCAGACTTAAAGTGTTTTGATGGACCAGCAAGCATTAGCAAGCCAGGTGTTAGACCACCATCGACACGACCAGACAATGCTACGTTCACCATTGGTACTGGTGTTGTAGCCATATCTTTCTTACCAAAGACTTTCGAATCCATGATAGGAGCCGTCAGCTTGCTGGTAGAGTTCTTCATAAGTTTTTCAATTAACGACATTCATTTCTCCATTACATAGTTAATAGTTGGTATAATATCACTTTCCACGGTAAATGTCAAGTAATTTCGACTCAAATAATTCAATTTTTGCTGTGCGATCAGGCCATAAGATATACTCTTTCTCAGGGTTCGCTTTCAAGTTGTTTAACAGAGGCATGATAGCATTGTATAGCTTATCAAGTTGCTCTTGTGTTGTCTCCGCTGTCGAAGAGACTTGTGTGATTGTCGATTTGGCTTCTTGTACTGCGCTCAGTTCATCTTCGTCTACAGCCGTAAAACCAAAGTCAAATATATCGTCCATATTAGTCCTCTCTTTGACCGTTGCCCCAATCTACTACGACAGGGAAACGGGGTATGCCGTCTGGCGTTGGGGTGAAATACCTCAACGTAGCCCAGTCGGGTGTGTTGTTACTTTCATATAATATTTTCATTGTTTCTTGGTTGCCACGTACACCAGCACCAAATTGAGTTCCGTCACGCAGTTCTAATATAAATCTCTTGACATATCCTGCCCAGTTGCCTTGACCTTGCTCAGTACGAATGACTTTAAACTCATCAGATAGGAACTCTTTTCGCTTCATCAGATACTTAGAACGTTTGTTCTGGTATTTACTATTTAGTCTAATCATTTGCCCTTCATAGCCTTCTGCAAGATATTCTCCGTTGAGAAAGTCTAACTTCTGCATAGATGATACACGATCAGTCTTAACAGTAATCACTGGGTCTTCTAACTTAAGCTTCACCAGTGCGTCATATCGTTCATTAAAGTTACTGTCTACAAAGTAATCATACACATGATACTGAACAAGCCTACGACTTTCTTCATAGTCTTCGTCTTTCAACTTAGTCTTGCGTACCATAGATACGATCTTATTGAAGTCATCTTTGTACACGTGATTATATAGTTCGCCATCAAGAATAGCATTCGGATAGATATCAAACACAGGCTTAAGTGTTTCAATGATATGTGGGCATGATGTAATAGGTTTGCCTGCCCTAGTGTACAACCCATCTCTACGGGCTATACAGCGAATCCCATCTAGCTTTGGTTGACTATAGTAGTCGCTTTCTTCAAAGTCAATCTTATCTTCTTTGTATTCTACTGCAAGCATAGGCTTGAACTTATCAAATGTATCGATATCACTCTCGCTTGCAAAGTATCCAGTATCAAGCTTCTGAGTGTATAGACTACAAATCTCACTTCGACCTTGTGCAACACTGGTCGTTTCGTTTGCCTTACCTACGTTTTTTGGTAAGCACGATTTCCATTCTGAGACTACAAATCTACCATCTTTTATGCCAGTGTGACTACGATGACCAGCTCTACCTTCATCGTTCCAACCTAGCTCCATCTGCCAAACTCTGATCTTACCTTTAGTGTCTCTCTTGTATAAAGGATTGTGTAGCTTTGTATGTATCATGCGAAAAACCCCTCTAGTGTACTTATTTGGTCAACATTCCAGTTGATAGCATCAGTGACCAACTTCAGTGGGTCTTTGAATGTCTTATCAAACTGCATCTCATANTCAATGTACTCATCTAGCCCGAACTCTTTAGGAAGAAACGTAGAGAACGATATCACATTCTCCATCGATGGGTTAGGTGTCTTCAGATAGCAGAACTTCACTTTCGAGCCATCTTTAACTTCTTCGACAACTAGCTTGTTCTCTTTCAACATCTTATTGAACATGATAGCGCCACGCACATGAATAGGTGTACCTTTCTTGTACGTTGTATTTCGATCAACCCACTTGCGTAAATCAGATACGCCACGTGGAAACGAAACTTTCTCTGCTGGTAGACTGTTAAACTCTTCATAGAAGTTTGCTACGAACTCTTGTAGTTCTTTCTCACTACCCTCAAGAATGATCTTGTACGCTTGCTTGAACTTGTCACGTACAACTTGTGGTGTTGAAGACTTCACTGCTTCAATGCCCATGACCTTTAGTTTAGGTTCTGCGTACTGNACNCCTTCGTTGTTGTGAACGTTTAGAATGTAACGCTTCTTCGCTGTCCATACACCACGATCAGCAATAGCTTCACGTGCCATCTCCATACGGTTCTCGTATGCATTCATGTTATCGAACAACGTAGCATACGCTTGCTCAAGCATTGGTTCGAACTTCTTCTGACATGCATTGTCAATGAACTTAACTGGGTCTTCGGGATTGACCTTCTTGACTAGTGGGTTCATATCAACATACAAGGAGTCAGTGTCAATTGCAATAACGAAGTCTTCATTCTCAGTCTTGAGAATTTTGTTCATGTATTCGTTCATTGCTTTCTCAGCCCATCGAACTGATAGCTGACCAGACAGTGTGATACCTTCTGCAATCTTTTGATCAAAGTATCTGAAGTACTGATTACCTAGCGCACCATAGAGTGAGTTAAGTAAAATCTTTACTGCTTGCTGAGTGTTATTCAGTCTGTTGATCTCACGTTTCAAGTCTGAACTAGAAGCGTTCTCGTTCTGTTGTTGTATCTCAAGCATCTGGTTCTTAGTTGCTCTACGCTCATCGTACAAACCAATAATGATCTCAGGCATGAAACCACGCTTGTCTTTACGATACTTAGAACCATTTGCCGCAACAGCAACATTACCAAAGTCTTCAGCATCAGCGTCTAGAAAATGATCTACGCCAGATGGGTAAACCATATCATCACGTATCAGTGTNTCGGGNGACATGTTGTATTGTACAATCAGATTTGGATACAGACTGTTCAAGTCAAACGATGTAATCCACTCACTCATACCAACACGTGGATCTTTCACATAACCACCTGGGTAAGGACTCTTGTTCTTACGCTTGTTAGGTGGGATTGCAATGTTGCGTTCTCTCAGATATCGATAGATGATACTGTCCCATATAGCAGTTGTACCAAATACGTCTGGGAAGTTTACACCACCCTTGTATGCAATAACAAGTGCCAGATCCATGAGACCAGTCTCTTTGTCGATACGATCAACTAGGTCAACGTCTTTGATGTTATAGTCAATGAACTTCTGATGATCTGCTTTGTACAACCCATGAAGCGACCCATGCTCTTCATACGATAGCTTCTTCTCACCGAGAACTGTGTGGGCAATATGATTGAGTGCGTAACTCTCTTGTGTACCATATGTGTAGCCGAACTTCTGAAATAGATCATAGTAGTCAACTTGCGACACACCATAAATTTCATACGCATCCATCGACTTACCCTTGATACCAATCTGTCGATACTTGTATATTTTCCAAGGCGAGTATAGTTTAGTAGTCTCTTCACCGCAGACCTTGAGTGTACGATTGATCATGTACGGTATATCGAACAAGCGAATGTTCCAACCAGTAATGATGTCAGGCGTGTTACTCTGCCAGAAGATAAGAAACTTCTCAATGAGGTCTTTCTCATTGTCACAGTGACGATACTGTATCAACTCAATATTATCTAGTTCGCTCTTGGTAGAATCATAATGACCTAGACCCCATACATGATAGACTTTGCTCTTGCTGTCTTTGTATGCGATAGAGATGATAGGATGATCAGCTTGCTCTGGGTGAGGAAAGCCATCATCTGATGCGACTTCGATATCGATGTTACCGACACAGATGTCACGTAGCTTGTACTTGATATTACCAGGATATGCTTCTGCTAGAAACTGTGCAACAAAGTTATTGTTGCCATGAACTTTGAAGTTGTCTACATCTTCGTAACGCTTAACAAAGTCTTGCGCTTCGCTCATGCTTTCGATCTTCATCGGTTCAACAGAAGCGCCGTCGAGTGATTTCCACTCAGACGGCTTCTTAGTAGGTAGATAGAATGTAGGCTTGAACGGCACTTTCTTGTGAATTCGGTTGCCATTTGAATCGTAACCTCGAAACAGCATCTTGTTGCCATAACGATGTACTGATGTGTAAAAACTCATGTGTACCTCATAATGTATCGTATAATGGTCATTGTATCAGATATGAAACGGTTTGTCAACCACTAACGCACTGTTTCTTTGGTCTATATCATATTTTTTGGTGATAGCACTACCCTTCTAGTATATCTACGATCCTGTGTGCTAGTTTACGAAACCACATTTCATCATGACCACGAGTAGTCTCTGCGGCTGTGCCGATACGTATACCGCTTGTCTCTACAAAGCTACGTGGGTCATTTGGTACACCGTTCTTGTTTACTGTGATGCCATTCTCTTCTAGCAAGTCAGCGGCTTCACGACCACTATGCTTACTATCACTTAGATCCATTAAGATAATGTGACTATCTGTGCCACTTGTCTGTACTGGCATATCACGCTGTCTAAACACATCACACATTGCTTTAGCGTTATTCACAACATCTTTAGAGTATTGCTTGTACTCAGTAGTATCTGCTTCAATAAAGCATTGTGCCTTTGCGGCGATGATATGCATCAATGGACCGCCTTGTGTACCAGGAAAGATAGCACTATTAATCTTACGAGTAAGTTCTTTGTTGTTCCAAAGAATAATACCACCACGAGGTCCACGCAAAGTCTTGTGAGTAGTTGATGTCACTACGTCAGCATATTGTACAGGATTAGGATATACGCCACCTGCAATGAGACCTGAATAATGTGCCATGTCAACTACAAGATATGCGCCTACTTCATCGGCAATCTTTCTAAACTCAGCCCAATTGATCTCACGTGGATAAGCACTTGCACCAGCAACAATAACATGGGGTTTTACTTTTACTGCAATTTCCATAATGTCGGTGTAGTTTAAAAATCCGTCATTATCAACACCATACGAATGAGCTTCGTAAACTTTACCTGAGATGTTAGGTGGACTACCATGTGACAAGTGACCACCACTTGCTAAATCCATACCTAGCAATCTATCGCCTGGCTTCATTAAAGCTTGATAGACCGCAGTATTACAGTTAGCGCCAGAATGAGGTTGTACGTTAGCAAAGTTTGCTCCATACAATTTACACAAACTATCGATGGCAAGTTGCTCGATATCGTCCATGTTGTCACAACCGTTATAGTAACGCTTGCCTGGGTAACCTTCAGCATATTTGTTTGTAAATACTGAACCCGCTAAATCCATTACAGCTTGACTAGCAAAGTTTTCACTAGCAATAAGTTCAATGGTGTTTTCTTGTCTTACTGTTTCTTTTTTAAGAATCTTGGTAATACGTTGGTCTATCATGCTATAGTTCCTCTTTGGGGTAGCTCAATCTTTCTTAGATACAAAAGCGTATAGCTCTTTTGCTTTCTCCATCAACTCTTCTGTTGAATACATTTTGTATGCTTCTGTTAGGCTTTCTTCAACATCTTTACGTTGCTTATCGCCTTCTGCAATCATGTTCTCAAAGAACTGAATATTCATGTGATACTGTTGATCCATGTACTCTTTAGCTAATTGTAGCATTTCTGCACGGATCTCGAAAGGATTTTTATTGGACATCGTGTGTCTCCTGTGTGTTTGTGTGTAAGATAGAGGGAGAGTTTCCCCTCCCTCAGTAGTTTAGTCTTCTTGTAAGAATACTGACTCACCAGAACCAATTTCGATTCTACGAGGCTTCTTCTCATCAGGAATTACGTTCTCTAGTGAAATAGAGAGGATACCATTGCTCAAGTCAGCGCCTTGTACTACGATAGTATCAGACAAAGTAAATGAACGTTGGAAGTCACGTGCGCCGATACCCTTGTGAATGAACACAGTGCTATCTTCACCTTCAGACTTTTTCTCACCAGTTACCTTTAGTACACCATCTTCTAAAGTAATATCGATTTCGTCTTGTACGAAACCAGCGACAGCGATTTCTACAACGTAGAAGTCATCGTCTTTCTTTACGATATTGTATGGTGGGTAATTGGATTGTTTTGTTTGCAATGTGTTAATAGTGTGCATTCGATCAAAAATTCTATCGAATCCAACCAGAAACGGATCACTGCGTAGTTCTTGTGCTAATGTCATAGCTTATCTCCTTTTATTTAAGCAAGAATTAATATACGTAAGCCCTAACGGCACTTACAGTTCTATTTATACACCCGTTGAACCGAAGCCGCCACTACG